AAACCGAAGTGTTGTGTAGGTGGGTCAATACAATCTCGGGAGCCATTCCGGCAAAAGAGTGGAACGAATGCGGCGTGGATTCGGTAGAACTTGACGTCGAGAAATTGACGTGGTTCGGACTGGACTTGTCTCCCGATCGAAGAGATGGAGCGTTGGTCGGTGCTCAAAGAAACGACGATGATACTTTCAACGTGAAGCTTCTCCACACTTGGCACAATCCAATTTCGCTCGATGACAAAGCCATCGCGAACGACATCGCTCCCTATGCTAGAAAATATCCAATCGAATTCGTGGCCTACTCAAAGCGCACAGCTTCGGCAGTCGCGGCACGTCTCCAACCGGCAGGAATTCCGATTCATGAAATTGGGAGTGAGTATGGCCAGTCATGCGATGAGCTACTGGGAGCCATTACATCGAAGAGACTTATTCACGGAAAACAGGCAGAATTATCCAAGCAAATTTTATCAGCCGTGCGATTACCTATGGGCGACTTTGGATGGATCATCGGAAGGCGCGCCTCTTCGGTCGCCGTTTGCGCCGCCGTTGCAACGGCACTCGCGACACACTTCGCGACACGCGCAGAGACGGAGTTCGACATTCTTGTCGGTTAGGTGTAAAGGCGAGGTTTAGACTTCACGCATGGGTCTATTCTCGCGTACTATCGAAGCCACTCAGCCAGTCGTCGCTTATGACGTACAGGCATCTCTCGCTCCCGTCAACACTACGGATTCGCTGTACAATTTTTTCGGGATTGCTGGTACAACAGCTACACGATCCGAATTTATGAGCGTTCCGGTATGTGCTCGCGCTCGAAACATTATTTGCTCATCGGTTGCATCAATCCCATTAAAGGTTCGCACAAAGGCCGACGGTGCTCGCGTGGAATCTCCGCCGAGAGTTATCAATCAGCCGGATCCACGAATTCCCGGTACTGCAACCTACGCATTTCTTTGCGAGGACTTGCTTCTCTATGGATACGGATATCTTAGAATCCTTGAAATTTACGCGGACACATATCGCATCCGTTCGGCCGAGAGAATCAATCCGACTCGCGTTGGAATTATGACCAACTCACTTGGAACAGAGATTGAGTATTACACAATCGACGGCATTCCCGTTCCCGATTCAGGCGTTGGATCACTTGCAGTTTTCTACGGCAACGATGAGGGAATCTTGCATCGCGCAGGTCGAACAATCAAAGCCGGAGCAGAATTAGAGCGCGCCGCGGTTATGTATGCGCGCGAGCCAGTTCCAGCGATGGTCTTAAAGTCAAACGGAACAGCGTTACCGGCCGATCGTATCTCGAAGCTTCTGGAGTCATGGGGCGCAGCTCGTCGCAATCGTTCGACGGCTTTTCTTAATGCCGACGTGACTCTTGAGGCCGTTGGCTTTGATCCATCAAAGCTTCAACTCAATGAGGCGCGTTCATACGTTGCAACAGAGTTAGCAAGAGCCTCAGGCATTCCGGCCTACTACGTTGACGCCGATTCTCTTGCATCGATGACTTATTCAAACGCATCATCTCAAAGAAAATCTCTTATTGACTTTTCACTTCGTCCCATCATGACAGCAATCGAAGAACGTCTATCAATGACTGGAATGGCTAACGATTTTGTTCCAGCTTCTCAAGAGGTTAAGTTCGATCTAGATGATTATTTGCGCGGATCAGCAAAAGAGCGCGCGGACGTGTACAAAACTCTTTATGAAATAGGAGTTCTAACAGCCGATGAAATCAAAATGGAAGAGGACATGTCACCATGAAAGAAAATCCAATGAATATCAACTTCTCAATCAAAGTCTCGGCGACAGATTTTCCAAAACGCGAAATCTCTGGTCGAATCGTGACATGGAATGAAACTGGATCAACGTCAGCCGGAGAGACACTTTTCAAGCCTAATTCAATTACATTTGGCGATTCGACAAAGCTACTTCTCGAACATCGCCGCGAATCTCCAATCGGATTCTTAAAATCTTACATCGTCAGCACCGAGGGAATCGATGCGGTCTTTTCCGTTGGTAATACAACAGCCGGAAGCGATGCACTCGTGGAAGCTTCGACAGGTTTGAGAGATGGATTCTCAGTCGGTGTTATGGCCGACAAGTACAAGAATGTAGATGGAGTTCTTGTCATTACTGCAAGCAATCTCAAAGAGGTCTCACTCGTTACAGATCCAGCCATCGCCAGCGCAAAAGTCGCAATCGCGGCAAGTGAAAATTCTGATCCGGAAGAGCCGGAGACAGAAGAAACAAATCCAACAATCGAAGGAGAAACGCAAGTGGAAACAACTCCAACCGTTACCGAAGCAACAGCCGAAACGGTTGAAGCTTCCAAAGTCGTTACACTCGGAAGTGCTCCGTTGCACTACACAAAGCCACGTTCACCAGTCGTCGACATGGGATCATGGGTCGAGCACTCAATCAAAGCATCACTTAATCCAAATTCAGATTCAGCAATCTACATCGCAGCGGCGAATGACGATCTCGGTACTACAAATCCGGGCTTCAATCCAACACGTCAGCTCACAGAAATCGTCAATGGACTTTCAAACTCAACTCGTGGAGCAATCGATGCGATTAGTCGCGGAACGCTTCCAGATGCAGGGCTTGAGTTCCAGATTCCAAAAATCACACAGGTCGCAGTTGTTGATCCAGTCGCAGAAGGCGGAGCAGTAACAAATACAAACGTTACATCCGAGTATCTTTCAGTACCTATCAGCCGCTATGCAGGACGCAACATCCTCACACAGGAAATCATCGATCGAAGCTCACCGGCTTTCTTCAATGAGCTTCTCATGATTATGGCGTCAGCTATGGCATTGTCACAGACAACAGCCGCAGCGACTCAGGTTCTCGCCGATTCGACAGCGGATGGAACTGCACGGGCAAACACAGCCGCCGGATTGATTGCGTTCGTTTCACACGCTAACGCGGCCGTTTATGCTGGAACTCAGAAATTCGCAAAAAATCTTCTTGTATCTCCCGGTCAATGGGCGAATATCATGGGATATAATTCAAGCGGATTGCCACTATTCAACGCTTATCAACCAATGAATCAAGCTGGTCTTGTAACTGGTCAAACTCAGGTCGGCGTCGTTCTTGGTCTCAATCTATTCGTGGACAACTCAGGAGTCGTGACAGGCGAAGGCGATGGATCAATGATCGTTCTACAACCTGACGCTTTCACTTGGTATGAGTCTCCAAACTTCCGTTTGGATGTCAATAAGCCATCCGACGGAACAGTCGAAATCTCACTCAATTCATACGGTGCGATTGCGACAAAGCTTGGAGCTGGTGGACAAAAGTTTAACTTCACCTAAAAAATAATCATCGGCTAGGTGCGCTCCCGTATCTAGCCGAGCAGTCGAGGGAAAGGAATCGAGATGCCAAATCTAGTTACAGCTACACAGCTTCGTGACATTCTTGGCGTCTCGATTTCTCTTTATTCAGATGCTTACCTTGATTCGATTATTGAAAGCTCGCAAGATGTAATTCTTCCGCTATTAACTGCTAATCAAGCCGCCGTCGCTGGCGTTTATTTAACAAACGACGTCGCCTATTATGTAACACAAAGGCCACACGGATTCGTTACAGGTCAATCCGTCGTCGTGACTGGATGCGTTCCGTCACTCTTTAACGCAACAGTTACGATCACGGACGACATCGTTTCCGCTTATACATTTTCAGCCGCGAAAGTCAACGCCGATGTCACAGCTCGCGGAGTCATTCCGGCGGGCGTCGCTTACTTATCCGGTTCCGACGCTTTAACTTTATATGCTGGCAATTCCGCCGTCGAAAATGCAATTCTTTTGGTCAGCGTGGAGATATTTCAATCCATCGTGGCTCCAGGCGGACAAATCGAAGGCGTTGACTTTGCTCCGTCTCCGTTCCGCATGGGTCGATCACTTCTCAATCGAGTCGTCGGACTTCTCTCGCCTTATCTTGACGTCGAAACTATGGCCGTCTAAATGCCTACTCCAACATCAATCGCGACAAACGTTCGCGGCACACTAGCGACAGCTTTATCCGGCGTCGTCGCATCGGTCTATTCTTCCGTTCCCGAAGCCGTCATTCCTCCAGCCGTTGTCATCGTTCCCGATTCGCCATACCTTGAAACTACAACAATCGGACACTCAGCCGTTCGAGTCAAAATCAATTTCGTCGTGACTGCCGCCGTTGCGTATAATTCAAACGCTGGAGCACTTGACAATTTAGAAAAGCTCATCATAAGCATTCTGTCGGTTATGCCGTCAGGTTACGTCGTCGGCGACGTTCAACGTCCGACAATCACTTCAGTAGGGGCGAGCAATTTGCTCGTCGCGGATCTCTCGGTCTCCACTTACTACACACAACAGACAATCTAAGGAGCAATCATGGCAACAACAATCGTCACGGCGAGAGAGATCACATTCACACTCGCGACGGTCAATTATGACGCACAAACTACATCGGTCGTTCTCTCGAACGCTCCAGTTATCACGACGTATCAGACACTTGACGGCAAGGCTTACAAGCACATCGACGATCAATGGACTTTGACGGTTGCACTCTTGGCCGATTGGGGCGTTGCATCATCACTCTTTGAAGCTATGTGGAACGCGGCCAACAGCGCGCCGAATACAACTTTAGCCGTCTCATTAACTACAACAACAGGCGCGGTCTTTGCACTTAACGTCTTGCCAGTATTTCCGAACGCTGGTGGAACAGCACCGGACGCACAGAGCGATTCATGGACGATGACAGTCGTAGGCACTCCAGTCGCAACTTTCAGCTAATCAATAGAAACGGGAGCACAGTATGAAACTACCAATTACAATCGAGTTCAATTCGGGCGACGTCGCTACTTACATAGCACAGCCGCCAGAGTGGGCAAAGTGGGAAAACAAGACGGGTCACACCATCTCTCAAGCTGGAGATAAGATCGGTATTTCCGATCTCTTGTTCTTGGCTTGGAATGCAATGAAAAGAGAATCGGCCGGCTTACCGGTCAAAGGCTTTGAGATATGGTGTGAAACCGTCGCAGATGTAAAGGTGGAAAACGCAGACCCAAAAGTCACGCCGCCGGAACAGTAAGCCGACTTCTGATCGAGGTCGCTATTGCTACCGGAATCCCAATGTCTTATTGGGAGAGTGCCGAGGATCTCTTAACTGCCGTTGAGATATTGGAGACTCGGAATGGACGATGAGAAAATAACTTATGATCGAGCAGAATTGCGATCCATTCTCAAAGGCTTCAAAGCGATGGACGAAGAGGCCGTCGATGCGGCAAAGCGTGAATCTTCAGCTCTTGCCGAGTTCGTACAAGGCAAAATCCAGAATGCCGCTACTGGTCGAGGCAAGGTCGCAGACAGAATCGCTCAAGGTTCAAAGGTAAGCAAATCGTCAAAGATAGGCGAACTTTCATTCGGTTATGTATCACAGAAATTTTCAGGCGGAGCAACAACAAAGGATTTATGGGGCGGAACAGAGTTCGGATCTAACAAATTGAAACAGTTTCCAGTCTGGTCAGGTTCAACGGGTCGCGGTTCGACAGGTTGGTTTATTTATCCAACTTTGCGCGCGTTGCAACCGGAGATTGTTGCAAAGTGGGAAAATGCACTCGATAAGATTATGAAAGAGTGGGATTAAATGGCCGGATCAGGTTCACGCACTCTCAAGCTTTCCATTCTTGCCGATATTGACAACCTCAAAAAGAATCTTACAGACGGATCTCAAGAGGTCGAAGGCTTCGGCGATAAGATTTCAGATTATGGCAAAAAGGCCGGATTAGCATTCGCGGCGGCTGGGGCGGCCGCCGCGATCTATGCCGGGAAGCTTCTCGTAGATGGTGTCCAGTCAGCCATCGCAGACGAAGCGGCACAGCTCAAATTAGCGTCAGCCTTAGAGAATGCAACTGGCGCGACAACTAAACAAATCGCAGAGATAGAAAAACAAATCACAAAAACATCTCTCGCAACAGGCGTCACCGATGACGAGCTTCGTCCGGCACTTGCGCGATTGGCCATGTCCACAAATGATTCGACAAAGGCTCAAGAGCTTCTCAATCTTGCACTAGACATAAGCGCACAAACTGGAAAGCCGTTGGAAGGCGTGGCCAATGCACTCGGCAAAGCCTACGACGGCAACAGCGCGGCACTTGGCAAACTAGGAATCGGAATGTCAGCCGCCGAGCTTAAAGCGATGACATTTACCGAGACTCAAAACAAACTCTCGGAATTATTCGGCGGTTCAGCTGCCAAAAATGCCGAGACTTTTCAAGGACGAATGGATCGTCTCAAAATTGCATTTGATGAATCTCTTGAAACTATTGGAACGGCACTTTTGCCAATACTTGAAAAGATGGTCGGATATTTTACGGACAACATTTTGCCAATCGTTGAGAAAGTATCGGATGCGTTTTCCAGCGACAAAGGTGGGCTTGCGACTAGAATTTCAGATTTTGTCAATATTATCAAAACAGTCGCAACGCCAGTCTTTGAGGGAATGAAATCAGCTTTTGAAAGTATTACAACAGCCATCGATGACAATAAAACAAAATTTGAGTCATTCGTCGAGGTCATTCGCGTTCTTGCTCCATTCTTAGGAACGGTTCTCGGTGGAGCGTTCAAAGTCATCGGCGACATCGCAGGAGTCGTCATCGATGTCATCGGAACAATTCTCGGCGCGCTTAAGCCTATGATAAACGCCGCAATCACGGCAATTAACAAAGTCATTGACGGAATTAACATCGTCAAAATTGGCAAAGATATTGACAAAATTCCACTCATCGGCTCCGGCGGTGGAGCCGCTACACAATCCAAAGGCGCGTACGACGCGGCTCAAAACGCACAAAAAGACATCGGAGACTTGGCAGCTTCCGGCGGCGTAGTGCTCAAGATGCCGGATACAGGCGGAAGCTCAAGCGGTTCAGGGTCAAGCTCAGGATCTACATCCGCGACGGTCATTCCCATCACACCAATTGTGATAACTCCGGTTCCTATGATTGGAGATTATCAAGGCCCAGGTTTAACAACTGGCATGACAGGCGATTACACAAAAGTTCAAACTCCGTCTCCAACCGTTGTCAATAACATCACAGTCAACGGAGCCATCGATCCGGAAGGCACGTCAAGAGTTATCGTGGACACTCTCAATCAATCGTATCGAAGCGGTACAGGCGGAGCAGTCAATTTGCAAAACTCCCGATCGATGGAATAGCCAATGAGTAATTGGTCTCCAGTATGGCGAATCAAAGTCAACGGTACAGTCTCGACGAATTACATTCTTGCGACTTTATCGATGACAAGTGGCCGAACGACTATATGGCAACAGCCACAAGCTTCCTACTGCAATTTCACAATCATTCTCTTAGACGAATCCGATCCAAATATCAATATCAATGACACAATCTCCATCGAGCTTCAAAACTCATCGGCGACTTACATCCAAATCTTCGGCGGCGCGGTCTCCGATGTAACCTTGACAGTCTCACAAGTGGGAACATCGGCAGTCACTCAAGAGCTTCGAATTGTCGCCTATGGCGGACTGGCTAATCTCCAAAGGCAACTCACAAACGGACTTCTCTCGTCAGACTATGACGGATACCAGATCCAACAAGCCTTGAACGCTTACGGGAATTTCGCTTATAGTTCGCCGCTTGCAAATATCTCATGGGCAGATTTTCCCGGTTCTCAAACTTACGGCTTGACGACGGGATACGGCACTATCGACGTTCCGGGCGATTATCTTCAAGTACAAAGGACAATAAATCCACAGAATGTCTATTCGATAGCTTCAACAGTCGCGAATTCAGGAATGGGCAATATTTACGAAGATGCAACCGGGAAAGTCTGCTATGCCGATTCGACTCGTCGCGTGGATTATTTAGCTGCTAACGGTTACATTGATTTAACTGCCAATGACGCCATCGGTCAAGGATTACAGACAAAGATGAGCTTTGGCGATGTCCGGAACTCAATTACTGTTGGCTACGGAGTAGGAACAGCATTTTCAACTTCAACATCGGATGCAACATCCATCGCCTTATATGGTCAAAATGGCTACACGGTCAACACAACTTTAAGCCTGCTCGCCGATGCACAGCAACAGGCCGCGTTTTTTCTCAAATACTTCGCCAATCCAGTTCCAAATTTCAATTCAATTCGGTTCGGACTTGGCAATCCTGATATCACAGACGTCAGACGTAACAAGCTCATCTCAATTTTCTTTGGTGCTCCAGTAAGAATTGACAATTTACCGTCAAACATGGCGACGCCATTTTTAGGCTTCGTCGAGGGCTTTACTTTTCAAGCTTCATACAATGACGTCTCTTTGACGCTTAATGTCTCGGCTTTGGCTTATTCACTTAGAGCGATCCAATGGCAGCAAGTGAGTGTCTTGGAGGCTTACAACACTTTATCGCCTACGCTTGACTATGCACACGCAATCACCTCGGTAGTTTAGAAAGGAAAACAGATGGCAAATCCGACAACGAATTACGGCTGGGTCATGCCAGTCGCCGCAGACTTGGTCACAAATCTTCCGGCACAATTCAACACATTCGGGCAGGGCGTCGATACATCGATGGCTCAACTCATAGGCGGCACTACTGGTCAATATCTAGCTAAGACGTCGGCAACAAGCATGGCTTTTACATGGACAACTCTTGGAGCATGGGCGGCTTACACTCCAACGTTCGTCAACTTCACTCTCGGAAATGGCACAATTACTAAGTCAAGATACGTTCAAGTGGGAAAACTTGTTGTTTATGATTTTTTAGTAACTTTAGGAACGACGTCGTCAATGGGAACATCTCCCACAATTTCGCTTCCCGTGACTGGAGCTAATACAAACACAGCCGTCACACACGAAGGTTCAGGAACAATCGGCGCGGCTTTTTATGTAATGAGCTGGAGACTCAACTCAACTACAGCGGCCGTCTTGCTTCGAAATTATGCCAGCACAGATGTCCAATTATTATCGACGAGCGCAACCTTTCCCGGCACATGGGCGAGCGGCAACACTTTCTCCGGACAAATAGTTTATGAGGCGGCTTAACATGGCGGAAAAAATAACTCGTGAATCTCTCATCGCTCAAATTAAAAAAGAGAATCCAAAAATGGTCGCGACAATTAACGGCGAAGAGTATGAGCTTACAGTCGAAGAGTACGAAGAGGCCGCGACTAACTGGGCAAAAATGAGACTCGAACAAATCGAATTTGAGTCAAAGTGACCTATCCGATCGGAACTTCGGCTCGCATTCTTGAGGTTGCACTCGAAGAGGTGGGATTTATCGAAGAGCCGGTCAATCTTACAAAGTACGGAAAGCACACAAAGGCCGACGGTCTGCCGTGGTGTGGATCTTTTGTAAATTGGGTCTATGACAAGGCCGGAGTCAAGATTCCATCTATGGTCTCAACTGCAATCGGGGCGCATAAGATGAAAGAGCTTGGCCGTTGGATTGAGAATAAACCTCAAATCGGCGATCTTTGCTTCATGGACTTTCCACATGACGGCGTTGATCGTATCTCTCACATCGGAATCGTTGCAAAGGTTCTAGGTGATGCCGTCGTACTTATAGAGGGCAACACATCCGGCACAGGAGATCAACGAAACGGCGGAATGGTCATGATTAAGACACGGACGAAATCCGAGATAGTTGGATACGCTAGGCCTAAACTTTCCGCATACGGTGGAACTTTTCCAGCGTTAGAGATGAAACATCCAACGAAGGGCAAGGCTAAGAAATGAACGAACTCAAGGCAATTCTCGCGTCATGGTCTAGAAGCTTCTTAGCCTCATGCTTGGCCGTCTATCTAGCTGGAGTCACGGATCCAAAAGCAATTCTTGGGGCTGGTCTAGCTGCGGTCTTGCCAGTCATAATCCGCTGGCTCAATCCTAACGATGGCGCATTCGGTAGAAAATGAGTCTAGGCGAATGGAGCCTAGTCACTGGCCTAGTGATTTCAGTTGTGACGGCAATCTATTCGTCGATGCGTTTTATCGTAAAATCCATTATGAGGGAATTGACTCCCAATGGTGGAAACAGCCTCAAGGATCAAGTCAATCGCATCGAGTCGAGGCTCGACACGCTTATCGTTCAGCTTCTCGAAAAATAGACACGCCGACTCTAATCTTGCAAGCTCTGGCGATAAGTGTCATCCTGTAACTAGGGAGCGCGAACGTCGATCCCTAAACGGGAGCACAAAATGACAGAGATAATCTTTACCTTACTGGGAGCAATACTTTGCTCTGGCCTTATCTATCTCGGAGCTTACTCTTCGGGATATAACGACGGAAAGCGCGACGGTTGGAAACGTGGCCGCGCATTCTCAAAGCGTCAAGATAGCGAGGTCAACTAATGGGATTCCTGGACAACTACGAAGATGTCGCAACACGCATCAAACGATTCTGGGCTACTTATCCAACTGGACGCATTGAAACAAACGTCTTAGATTTCAACGCCGAAAAGGGCTTCGTTCTCATTCAATGCAAAGTCTGGCGAGACATTGAGGACTTACATCCAGCCGGAACAGACATGGCATTCGGCAACGTACAAACCTACAACGTCGGAATGAAAAAATGGTTCGTCGAAGATACAGCTACATCGGCAATCGGACGCGCAATCGGCCTAGTTCTCGGATCAGATACACGGCCTACTTTGCAGAATATGGAGCAGGTCGAAAAGGTAGATTCACAAATTGTCAAAGCTTCAGAGGAAACTCCGGACTACTGGACAACAAACTTCGATCCACAGGCCGACGGCATTCCAACCATGAAGAGCGCAGTTGCAGAGATCGCTACTGGACTCGGTGGAACACTTGTTCCAGCGGCTCCACGCTGTCCACACGGGGCGATGGTCTGGAAAGAGGGTCAAGCTAAGACTGGCAAAGCTTGGGGCGGATACTTTTGCACCGAGCGACTCAAGGCCAATCAATGTCCGCCAGACTGGCACACACTCGGCTCCGATGGACAATGGGGCAGACAATAATGGCTGGGATTCAGATACACACGGCCGAAGGTTGGGTCAATCTTGAGGACATCATTCAAGGCGAAGAGACTTGTTCAATCTGCGGAGTAGTAGAGCCAGCCGAAGGGGCTGGCTTTGCTAAATGCAATCCGCCGGAGCTTATGATCTATCTATGTCGAGCGCATAGGCAGAATCCACATGATTAGACTGCCAATCAATGAAGCCGATGAGTGGGCTGTACATAAGCGCGCAGGAGAAGTCATATTCGCTTATGGCCAGCAATTAGGCGTCACGGTTCACTACAACACAAAGCTAAACAAACACGAACAGACTACCGAATACGCCGAATCTTTAGCTGCCGAGTTACTTGTCGCTCAATACTTCGGACTCGACTTTGACATCAATGAATCAAAGGGCAAGCGCAAAGCCGACGTAGGCAAGGCAATTGAGGTCAAGTGGACGTCATACATCAATGGCAGTCTCATCATCTATCCAACCGATCGAGACGATGACGTGGCCGTTCTTGTTGTAGGTAAATCTCCAGAGTATTACATCGCTGGTTGGATACCGGTATCGGCTGCAAAGAAAAACAAATTCAAAAACACCGGACAGGATTCATGGTGGATTACACAACAACATCTTAATCCAATCGAGGACTTGGTGAGGAGCTCTTATGCAAGTGCAATCTAAGTGCCGAAAGTGCAATAAGAAAACATCGCATCTCATCCACATCATCACGGATAATCTTCCGCCAGATGTCAAGGTTGTTCAATGCGTGGTCTGCTCGGTCATGGGAATAGCGAGAGTTGAGGACTTAGATGGCAGTCTATGAATACAAGTGTCAAGTCTGCTCAAGAGTCCAGACAATCAAACGGCCAATGGGAGAGCTTGAACGTTCACCGTATTGTGATTATTGCGTGATACCTATGGAGAGGCTATACGACGCTACTCCGACGATATTCAAGGGCAAAGGATGGGGCAAGTCATGAGCTCATTTCTTATCGGATTACTGCTCGGACTGGTCATCGGTCGAGTGCTATCGATAGCTTTAGATCGATGAATAGTTATCCACAGGCGTTATCCACAGGCTTGTGGACATATCGCAACACCGCTCTGACCAGCACTTATATCGATGCGCTTGACTTGGTGATGTACGCTGGACAGGTACAGGCCGAGAACGAGAGAGAAGTCACGAAAGAGAATGATTATCACTCTTTCAATGATAAAAAGATAAATTTAAAAAAAAGACTCCTCCGGCCTCTTGTTAGCCTCTCCATCCTGATCGCATCGCTTGGGGCTACTCATGCCGAAGCGGCCAGCAACATCGATCATCTTAAGCTCTATGCTCATACTCTGATCATCGATTACAAACAGACTCAATGCTTCTATAACATCGTCTATCAAGAATCGAGATGGAACTTTCAAGCAAAGTCTGGAACTCATTACGGACTCATTCAAATGAAGAATGATCGTGTTAGATATATGGATCCTTACTCTCAAATTAAAATGGGAGTGGCCTATCTCAAGACTCGCTATGGCTCAATTTGTAATGGCCACCGGCATCTCCTCAAGTATGGCTGGCAATAAAAAATGAGACGGGGCGTATATTCAAACTCCACGGCCTATCCAGCCACACACACAGCTACACAGCCGAGAGGTGGACTAGATGAGTGCTGCTAGTAGTCGCGCAACAGGTGGAAATACAAGACTTTGGATGAAGATTCGTGAATCAATCTTGATTCGCGATGCTCATACTTGCCAGTATTGCGGCAACGATGCAGACACGGTCGATCATGTCGTACCAATCTCCAAAGGTGGAACGGATGAGCCGGATAATCTCGTCGCATCTTGTAAGCGATGCAACTTTCGGAAAGGAAATCGGTCGACCGGTTTTTTTGAAAGCGCTCGGAAACCTCTGACTCTTCCTTTTCCATTTTCACCGTCAAACGAATCGACAAGTCATGACTAAGGCTGGACAGGGTCGTAAAAGGCCTCTCAAGGTCGTTTCAGGGCCGAACAAGGCTGAACAGGGAATCGAAGTCACTCCCATAGGCTTAATCGGCTCAGAAACGCCTAGAATCCACTCAAAATTGAACGACTTACCGTCTCGCGGACTGGAATTGATTGACTTTGCATCTCAGCTCAAGATTGATCTCATGCCTTGGCAGAAATTCGTCTTCGAGCATTCTCTCAAAGTAAAGCCGGATGGACGCTGGAAACATCCAGTCGTGGCCATAGTAGCCGCCCGTCAAAATGGAAAGTCAACGATTATGGAGATGTCAATTCTTGGACGAATGTATCTTTGGAAAGAGCCGCTACAACTTGGCTCAGCACACGTCCTTACGACATCGCTTGAGACTTTTCGCCATATTGTCAACATCATTGAGAGCAGTCATGATCTATCTCGCGAGGTTAAGAAAATTCGCTGGGCGCATGGCTCGGAAGAGATAGAGCTTCTCTCCGGTGCGCGCTATGTCGTAAAGGCGGCAAACGCGGCGGCTCGTGGTTTTGCTAAGCCGGAGACGGTTTACATGGACGAGACTCGTCAGCTTAAAGATACGGAAGCATGGTCAGCGATGAGATATACGATGATGGCGGCTAAGAATCCTCAACTTTGGACGATGTCGAACGCTGGAGATCAGCACTCACTCATTCTCAATCAATTAAGAGATCGCGGCATGG